TTTATCAACTTGTGGTTTTAAAGATTCCTTGAATTTATTTTCGTTAATATAATCTATTAGTTTCTGTGCTTCTGCATCATCTGAACTAGCGTATATTCCATTTATAGTTTGTCTTAATTCTTTTTCTAGTTCAGCAAAGTCATTTCCAACTAAAGTATTTTGATAAACCTTTTCTGATAATCTTCTTGTAAATGTATTTGATACATCTTTAAACTGTGTGAAATATTGTTGTTTTAAACTTTGTACTAAAGCTAGATCACCTTTTGTTAGTTCTTGAAATTCTTTTGGAATATTACCAATAGACTTAAAAGCTTTTTCAATTCTTTTAGCTTGTTTATTAAAACCCTCTCTAACAACTTGATCTGCAAAAGGTAAATATTCACGATCTAGTATAGCTTTTATTTTAGGTCTAATAGCAATAGCTGATTGCAATTCAATTAACTTACCTTGCTGTCTTGGTAAATCAGTATCAGCTAATCTGATAACGTCTCTTTCAATTCTATCTAAAGTTTCTGTGAGTGTTTTGTAATAGTTGGCTTCTGCAATTTCTATTTGCTTAATACGATAAACAGTTGCATCTTTTACTTTGTCTGCCATTCATTAAATCTGCTCTTGCTCTACTTCTTGATCTTCTTGTGTAGCTTCGTCTTGTGTGAACTCGCCTACTTCTGCTTTTTGATCTATCTCGTCAAAGATTTCATTTAGTTTTTCATCATCATCAACAACTGCTCTAGCAATTTCTTTATCAACTTCTTTAGCAAATGTTGGTGAACCAATGCTCATAGCTTTTGCTTGTTGGAAATAAATTAGATCACTTGCATAATCTCTAATATTGAAACTATCAGGATAATTTATTTCTCCGTCAAATGTAGCGTTTTGAAAAATAGCATATAATCTAAATAATTGTTCTTCTGCAATTTGTAAGTTATCAGCTTTTTCAGATAGTCTAGCATTTAATAATTCAAATTCTGTTTGTAATGCAATACCAGAGGATACTTGTTGTTTAGTTGTTCTTACAGCACCTGTATGTGCAATTCTATTTATAGCTTCTACTTTATGTGAGATTGAGTCCATTAATGAATTTAAGTTTTGGCCAGATGGTTGTAATAAATATGGTTTTAGATTTGGTTCTATTTCTTCTGGCATTTCAATAACTGCACCAGCACCAGCACTAGCATTTACACTTGGAGTTTTAACTAATGATGGGTGGTTTGTTAATCTGATTAATTGTTCGATTTCAGAATATTCATTGTAAATAGATTTTTGTAAATCAGCTATGTCCATAAGGTCTGATTGACCAATGCCCCTTTTGTGTGACTTCGCATTGTATAAAATTACTGCTGGAATTTTGCCAATCAGATTATCGGCAGTATCTATAATCTGTGGTTCTGTTTTATCGTCTTTCATATAAACAGTATCAATCCTATCTGGATACCACATTCTAAAGTATGTACCGCCATAACGATCAACTTCTTCCCTGACTTTTAAATAGTCTAAATAATATTTTCCGTTGATCTCCCTTTTAAAATTCCAATCTAAAACATTCTCTGGAGTTAAGATTGAAAGGTAAGGTCTAATATCTTGATCTAGTTCTTCTGCTCTAGTGTTTGTTGTAACTTTTGGTTTGTCTAATATTAAAAAACAATGTCCGTAAATTGAAGCATAAGTTTGTGCTTGTTTCATTACAGATGTAAAATTATTTCCCTCTAAATCAGCATCTTTTAAGAATGAATCTAAAGTAGGTTCGTCTGCCATAGAACCAAAGTCTCTACTAGCTTTTACTCTAAATAAAAATGATGAGTAGATTTGAATAATATTTTTACAATGGTTATCACAAGGAGTGTTAGCAAGTCTTTGATTAAACTCGTTATCTAATTCAAGATTGTATCTGTTAAGATACTGGCCAACCATATAGTCATAACCACCATTGAACGATCTAATATAATATTCCCAAAGGCTTACGTTTTCCTTGTAATCTTTATGCGTTTCAATAGCTTCGTCTCTTTCGTATGCCATTATTTAATATTCCATCTAGTTGGTCTGTTAAAATTTGTTTCTGTTGTAAGTGGTTTCAAAAAGTCAATCATATATCCTAAAGCGTCATTCATGTGGTCAAATCCATCTTCCTTATCAGGAATATTTGTATTTTCCTTATAAGTTTGTCGTTGAAGTCCTTTTATAATAGTTTTGCAAGAATGTGAAACAAAAATATGCCTATTGCCATTGGAATCTTTTAACTTGGAATTGACGGCATTTATTCTGTCTCGAACTGCTGGGTGTTTATGTTTTACCTTAACTTTGAATCCAGCGTTTTGTAATATTGATAAATCAGTTCTTCCACCAGCAGATGTCTTTCGTTGCCTACTAGCTGGGTCAGGATAAATAAATATTGGAATTTTAGTTCCATATCTATCTTTAATCTCTTGGCACATTTCATCAGTATTACTTGAATAAATTACTATCTCATCAACTACATAGATTTTATCTTTTTCTATTTGAGATACACAAGCTGACATTGGGTCTACGTTGAAGTCCATTCCGATATGAAATGGCTTATGCCAATCAATATCTTTTTTAATAACATTATCAACTGGGTGGAAGTTATAATAAACAGCACCAGCATAATTCTCAAATGTACCCTCAAATTCTTGTCTAAATGTTCTAATATCAATATCTTGTTTTGCTTGTTCTATTTCTTCCTTTGATACCATTCCACCTTGAATAGTAGTAAATTGAAAGCTATCCCACTCGTTATCTTGTTTGCCTTTTAAATACATTTCATAAGACCAGTTTCCATAACCTTTTGGAGTTCCACAAAATAATACTTTTCCAAGTGTATCTGATACTGATGCTCTAAGAACCTCAAACCATGTACGCTTATCTATATCTGCAAATTCGTCTAAAATTAAAAAGTTTAAACCTGTACCTCTAAGTGCATCATAATTATCAGCACCTTTTAATGAGATTGTGCTGTTGGTTTTTCGAATAGTGATAGTCATTGTAGTTTCGTTTATATCCTCTATCCAATTAAACTGATTAAGTATTTCTTTTAAACTAGCCCAACAAATGTCTTTAGCCATTTTAAATGTTGGTGCTACATACCATATTCTTTGATTAGGTTGTGATGCGTATTTCATCATTTCAGTAATACATAGATAAGTTTTACCAAATCTACGACCTGATATTAAAACTCTAAATCTAGCTTGTGATTGACTTACTTTAAGTTGAGGGCTTGTCAGCGTTATCTTCATTACACCAATATCTGACCATTAATTTCTGTTCGTCAAATGTTTTTTTATCCTTGTTAGCAACTTCTATTACTTTTTCTGCACCACCGATAGCACAATCTACATAAGTTTTAAATTCTGTACGATCTGTATAAGGTGGAATACAAGTATTGCTTAATAATGAACATAACTGCCAAACAAGAACATATTTCATTTTTTAAGCTTTCGTTTGAGTTTTCTATGCCATGCCCAAAAACGAAGCTTATATCCTATTCTTTCAATAAAATTATAAAACAGTTCTAACATTGTTATACTCATAAATTATTCTAATATTAACTTCCTAATACTTAAACTTCCGTCTATATTCTTTTCTAATTCAGCTTTACCTTTATAACATTTATAAGATACAGATTCGTTGGCTTCTCTTTCAGCGTGACGCTTACCTTTAAGGCATTGGGACATTCCATCAATTTGTAATCTAGCTTCTTTAATTTCACCATTTACAAACATAAGTAATGCTACGACAACTTCTATCATTTAGGCCAATCTCCGTTTCCGTTCTTATAGTGCATTTCTCTATTTGAGTCTTTTAGTTCTTCAATATCTTGTAAAGCTTTATGTAATTGTCCCTCAATAAATTCTATTTTAATTTTATTAGACATATTCATTTCTTGGTTCTTTTCTAGCTTCTCAATTTGTGAAAAGCTTTCCTCTAACAACATAAAGATTTCTAAATTTTTAGGTGTCTGTTCTGCTTTTTTAAGTAGGTCAGAACTCATAAGTTGATCTTGTGTTTCTAAAGCTGTTATTCTACCTGTAAGATTTGCCCAACCCATAACTGCACCACTAACGACAATAATTATCCCAATTAAATTAGCGAGTGGTAATTGTAGTTTTGATTCACTACTAACTTTAATTGTATCGTTTTTCATTTAGCTTTTTTTCCTTTGTTCTCACCTTGTTTGATAATGTAGTCTTGTGTCCCATTTGCACCTGTCTCAACTTCTTTTTTTAGCAATCTAAATATTTTCATTTCTTTTAGTTTTCTTTCAGTATGTTTTTTAAATTGCTCTAATACCTTTGTATCTCTCATTTCTTTTTTTTCTTATCTATAAACATTTTATCAACCCATTCTGAATATCTGTCTAACCAACCTAGAAATGCGTAAATTATTTTATCGATCATATTTTAAATCCTTTTTTCCATGATTGAACTGCCCAATAAACAGGAGTTGTGTTTAACTGTTTTCCTGATCTTCTAGCTTTAGCAAGTATGGGTCTAAATCTTGCCATAAACGATCTTTGCCTAGCTGGAATATTTTTTTTAATTGATAATTCTTTTGACCCAAAACGGACAATCTGAACTCTATTTGTTTTTCTGTTTTTTACATAAACAGCAAACTTCTTAGAACCTGACGGAGTTCTAAAAGGTTTATTTAGTTTAACAGTTCTTCCTTTGAATTTTGCCATGTGACTTAAATATCACACATCACTCACAAATGAAACCTTGAATAGTACCTCTGCCATCATTTAGATACCAACCAGATTTCATAATATCTTTTCTAATCCAATAATGTGTTGATATAGCTTCTCGGTGTTCTTCCGCTATCTCCATACATTCGACATAGCTTACAGGTCTTTCAAACTCTAGTTTTTCTTTTACTAAAGTCCCATTGAATAACAGTATTAGTATTGTTAGTGTTTTCATTAGCAAACATTTTGACTAACATATACCATT